GAAGTCGTTTGGAGGAGGGTTCTGGTTCGGGTTGAACTTTGCTACGTTCAGGTTCTCAGTGAGGTTGCTTATGGTGTTTATTATAGAGCACAGGTCCAAAGACGCAAGCAGCGCCGTTATGTATGCGATCCCGTAATCGGCCCAGTTTGCAGACTTCTGTCCCTTTTTAGAAGACGTTTTGCCAAAGAATATCTCGGGAAACTTCGAAAAGTAGGACAGTATGGACTTCCAGATGTTGTTTGTTACGGCTGCCATCCCTCTTCCATTGGTATTGCCAACGGTGTTGTCTAGGGAGTCAGAAACGTTCTTTAGTTGCTTGAAAGACTCTCTGATCCTGTTTAGCTGCTCCGATAGATTGGCTATAGGTTTTTCCTGGGACATTACTTGGTGTATGTTGTCTGTGATAGAATGTTCTGTAACCTCGACTGTATGTTCCTTATCGTTATCAGGGACGTGCTCCCCGCAACCTGTATGGTAGCAAGGGACAGCGCGGTGCTCGTGTCGTCGGTTCCGTTTGCCTTCGACAGCGCGTTAGACAGCAGGTTAAGCACGTCGTTCATGTCAGATAGCACCGATTGCAGGGAGTTACCCAGCGGCACAGGCTCCCCAAACTCTTCGGCCCTGTTCCCAAGCTCTATCTTCGGAGCGTCCACAAGGACCTTCTCTTTGGAATCCAGGTTTATGGTTCCGACAGAGGAAAGACCAACGGTGGCTTTACCAAAGAGAAAAACTCCATCCTTTTTTGAATGGAGAGTAACCCTGTCTGAAGTTAGGATGATCTGGTTGCCTTTGTATGGAAATTCTGGTATTATCATGTCGTGTTAAGCGTGTATTTGTCTTGGTCTGATGCCGAAGAGTAGTCCTGCGACGTTGGCTTCTCAAATATCTTGGGCGTGCTGGAGACCTCTGTTGATGCGACCGGCTTCGAGTAGGAGTTCAGGGGGAAGTTGTTAAGGTCCTCAAGAACTATCCTCTGCCCGGACGTCATGTATATCGAAGCGTGGTCGGTGTTTATGTCCTCCACGGTGCTTGCAAACTTGTCGACCGGGTTGGTCACCCTGCCCTGTCCGTTCCTTATTATTGTTATGGGAGTTCCGTTGGCCCCTGTGTCCGACCACGGGTTGAACCCCTTGAATCCTGTGACCGTTGACCCAAACCTTATAGACTGGCCGTACCTGCCCTCTACAATAGAATCCCCCTCAAAATTTGTAAGGCTCCTAACGCTATCCGATTCAGTGAAAGTATAGCCCTTTGGTAGCTCTGGAGGAGTGCCAGATGAGCCTCCGTAATCTGGTTGTTTGACATATTTTGATAAAAATTGACTGTAATCCAGCATGTTAGGCATCACGTTGTGGTTCACACCGCTCCACAGCGCATATGCAGGCATGTAAAAGAGCTTCTGACTGTCCTTGCTGTCGTTTAGTGCCTCAGAAGGTCCGTAGAATATAGCAACGATCTCTCCAACGAGAGGGTACTGCTTTATGAAGCTGAACATCGGATATGCAAAGTTGTTCTCGCTTGCGTCTCGTGTGCTGGTGACGCTTGAGTATATGCGATCGAACCTTATCTTGCCTATGTCTGCTGCCGTTTTGTAGTCGGGGTTTGGCTGCTTTGTGTTGTCTACATAGGGGTTCAACACGATGGACTTGACCCTTCCTATGTAGAAGGGGGCTCCCGTGTTCCTGGACTTTCCAGACCCTAAAGACCTACCTAAGCTATCCGACATTTGCTTTCTCTTTTGGTGCTTTTATCACGTTTATCTCCTCAAAAAGCTGCTGCACGTCCCTCTCTGTGAGCAATCCTCCGTCCTCTGAGTCGCCCTTTTTGGCGCCCTCAGCGGCCTTTTGGAACACATTGACCAGCTTCAGGATGGTTTCATCGTTCTTCAGGCTGGAGTCCATGAGGCCCTTCAGCATGGGAATGATCACAACGGCGTCTCCGGGATTGGATATCATCGTGGCAAGCCTGGTGATCTCTGTCTTTATCAGCTGATCCTGGCTCTTGTGATTATCGTAGACCTCCTTGACAAGGTCCTCCAGGTTTTTGCCGTTAAAAACTACTTGACTTAAATCCAAAGACATACTCCTTTTCCTTATAAATACTAATAATCGTCGTTTTCTATTTTTCTGTTCAAAATGGCCTGATATATCTTCTTAACCTTGCCTATAACGTTCGTTATCGTGGCAGATTTAACGTCGGTTATCTCCTTGATGTACGCGTAGAGCACCTTTTTGTTCGAGATGTCTATCTTCTCGGCCCTCTTCAGAATCTCCAGCAGGGCGTCAGCAGCCTTCAGCTCGTCCTCCTTTTCGAATATGTTGAAGATCTGTCCCTCCAGGAAATCGACTAGCTCAGCTATTATCTCCGAACGGTCTATCACAAGCTCCTCCGGATTGGTTATCAATATGTTGATGGTGCCCTTGTCGTTGTCGACGTTCTCCAAGGCCTTCTTTTCCACCTGCTTGTTGTAGTTGCGCTGGCAGTAGGTTATCAGGTACCTCTTGGCTATCGTACCGAAGTAGGAATACGCCTTGCCTTTTGTCGGATCGTACAGGTGCAGCTTCTGCAGCATGAAGGATATCACCTCGTACTTGAGGTCCTCTATGTTCTCCACGTCCGTGTGGTAGAACTCGAAGGTGTGTATTATGTTCTCTGCTAGCTTGTATAGCCCGTGGTGTATCCTGGAGTTGTACAGCTGGTTCCTTTCGTCCTGGCTCTTAGATATCCGGTAGGCCAGTATTGCGTCCTGGGTGTCCTGGGTGAAGTAATCGACCTTTTTCTTCGGCTTTCTTTTCCTGACGGTGCCCTTCTTTGTGAGTAATTCAGTCTCTACCATTCCTACAGTTTACCGGTGAATTGCTTTATGTTCTCCTGCATCGCCTTGATGTCTTCGAACATTGTTTTGAGTTCTGGATCGGCTGAGACCCACATCGTGGAGTCGATCTTCATCGCCGTCTTGTCTATGTTGTCTGCCAGCCCCAGCACAGCTTTGATGAATTCGTTCTGCTTTACTATCATCGATTCGAGCTTCACGTTCTTGTTGTATAGGTTCCAGATCACGTAGGCTATTATTGTGATCGGCCAAATTGCTATTGATATTATCGTTATCATGTTATGCTTTGTTTACGTCGTTTTCAACCCTGGATGCCATGAAGTCTGCTTGGTGGATTATGCACGGAAGGTGGCTCTTCAGCCTGAACTCCGGAGAGCTTGCCATCAGGTAGGATTCGTTGCCGGCCTCAAAGAGCCCGTCGTGTATCTTTATGGCGATGTATTCGTTCTCGGTAACAGGTATCCCAGCTTCCTGCAGGTAGAACAGGCTCCTGTCGGCTATCTTCATGTGGGTCACCTTCGGGTTGTACGTGAAGTACTTTCCCTGGTTCTTCTGGTGCCACTCTGAGGTCTGCGGGATGTAGAAAGGATCGTCGTTGGTTCCGAGCTTTCCCAGGTCGTGGTTGATCGCTGCAAAGACCAGCTCTTCGGTCGTGTAGTTCTTCTCTGCTCCGAACTTGTTCCAGACCTTGTCCATAACAAGGGCAGCTTCCGTAACCCTTATAACGTGGTCCACGTAGCCTCCAACAAAGCAGTTGTGAAAGTCCAGCTTTGTGGATGCCGGAGAGGTCATCAGCGTTGTTTCTATGCCTCTGTAGAATTCGAGGAGCTTGCTGGTCCTTTCGTTGTTTGGCAGGTATTTTTCAATCAGACCATAGAACTTTTCAACGTTCTCTATGAGTTCCTGTTCTGTCAGCTTTTTCATCATAATGAATTAATTTTTTTTATAATTTCTTCTGGAGAAAAGAACCCGATCGCTCTCACTTTGCCGTCGATCTGTCTCTCTTTCCCTAATTCATTATAGTCAAAACTGGTGTAATATATGTAATCTAAGTTTTGAGTAAAATCTTTTAGTACGGCTATCGGGTACTTAGAGCTTTGCGTAATGTTTTCCAATTGATCGCATAGTTTTGGATCTTTGTCGCATGAAACGTCCAAAAATTTTATGCCCTCATTTGCTAATGCATCTTTCAGAGCCTGGCATGATTTGCATCCAGGTAGCGTTGCTAATACGACTTTATATTTCATCTTCTGGGTCAATTTGTTGTAGAATATCGTGCCACATGGCTCTCTCTTCGTCTGACATGTTCTGTGCTTCAACGTCCAGGTACATGTACAAAATGTCAAGTTCCAGGTCGGTTAGATCAGTTCTATCTTTGTAGTTATCAATAGTAAACATAATAAACTTAATACTTTATATACTTTATATACTATATTATATATAATACTATTAATAATAAAGTATACTTCCCCCCTGGGGCTCTAGAATTTTAATATACAGAATATTCTTGAATAAAAAAAATATTTCTCCACTTTTTTTTTAATTTTTTTATTTCACAAGGATTTGTTACATTCATTTGTATGGATAATAGTCAATTGGTTCAAAGTTTACTAGAAGTTTTTTTGGGTGCCGGAAAAAAGGCCACCAAGGGTAACGTTGAGTTTTATTGTCCCGTGTGCAACCACAAGAACCCGAAGCTCATCGTCAACGTTTCTTCTGGAATGTACAACTGTTTCACGTGCCACCCCGCAACAAAGGGCAAAACGCCCGTGTCCCTGCTCAAGAAGATCGGGGCTCCTTCCGAGGCCATCGCCGAGATGAAAGGTTACTTCCCAGGAGACAACTCAAAAATTGATACCGAGAGCGAGGTGAAGATCGTGCAGCTGCCTACAGAGCTTAAAAGCCTGCTCGATTCTTCAGACCGGTCGCTAGAAAAACGCAGGGCTCTGTCGTATCTGAAGTCCAGAGGCATCCAGCAGTCAGACATAAAGAAGTACAACATAGGGTACTGCTCCACCGGTCGATACAGAAACAAGGTGCTGGTTCCGTCATACGATGCAAACGGCAGGGTGAACTACTTCGTCGCCAGGTCTTTCGAAAAGGATCCGAGGATAAAGATAGACTCTCCAGACTGCAAAAAGTCAGAGCTTGTGGGCTTCGAGTCCACCATAAACTGGACGGTTCCTGTGATTCTGTGCGAGGGCGTTTTTGACGCTATGGCGATAAAGCGCAACGCGATACCATTGTTCGGAAGCACCATACCAAAGGCAGTCATGATAAAGCTGCTGCAGCCCGAGGTCAGAACGGTGTACCTTGCGCTCGACGAGGACGCCATATCAAAGTCTATAGATCACGCACAGAAGCTCCTGGATCTGGGCAAGGAGGTCTACCTCATACAGCTTCAGGGGAAGGACCCATCGATGATCGGGTTTGAGGGCATGATCCAGTACCTGCACAACGCCCAGCCGCTCACGGTGTCGGATTTGCTAATGTTAAAAATAAACACAGCGCTATGCTAAAGATAAAAAAGATATACCACCTATCAGACATACACATAAGGAACTTCAAGAGACACGCGGAGTACAACAGGGTGTTTCAGAAGGTCGCAGATTACATAAGGGACACGAAGACCGAGGACAGCCTGATATGCATAACAGGAGACATCGTGCACTCAAAGACAGACATAACGCCCGAGCTCGTGCAGCAGGTGCAGGGGTTCTTCAGGCTCATGAGCTCGCTGCTGCCCGTTGTGATCATACCGGGAAACCACGACGCCAACCTGAACAACAACGACAGGCTTGACAGTCTGAGCCCGATCATAAACGCCATGGCAGACAGCAACATAACGTACCTGAGGGACACGGGTGTCTACCACATCGGAGGCATCGACTTCGTGCACTGGTCCGTGTTTGACAGCATGAGCAGCTACATAAAGGCATCGGATGTTGAGTCAGAGTACAAGATATGTCTGTACCACGGAGCGGTGAACGGCGCATACACGGATCTGGGGTTTGAGCTAACAGGAAACAGCGTTAGCCCGTCTGACTTCGATGGGTTCGACATCGCGTTGCTCGGAGACATACACATCGCTGCGCAGTTCATGAACAGGAAGAAGACTGCGGCGTACCCGGGGAGCCTTATACAGCAGGACCACGGAGAGTCTCTCGACCACGGATTGCTGGTGTGGGACCTAGATTCCAGGTCTGCAGAGTTCGTGAGGATCGACAACGACACCGCGTTCTACACGCTGGAGCTCGAGAATGGCATTTACGAGGAGATCCCGGAGGAAGTGCCGGTGAACCTGTACCTGAAGATCAAGGCAAAGAACAGCTCACCGGCCCAGATAAAAAGCGCAGCGGCCGAGGTAAAGCTACACAGGAACGTCATCGAGCTGTCGCAGCAGCTTATACGCGACACGGCAACTGTGTCTACAGAGGTGGAAGCAGGAACGCACAGCGTGAGGGACAGTGGCTACCAGAGCGCGCTGCTGAGCGACTACCTCAAGCAGAAGTTTGACCTCTCACAGGAGGACATACAGAGCGTCTGCGACCTGAACCAGGAGATAAACAAGAGGATCGTGAACACGGACCTGGTCAGGAGCGTTCAGTGGAGCCCCAAGCGCTTTGCGTTCTCGAACATGTTCAGCTACGGAAAGGGGAACGTCATAAACTTTGAGGGCATGCACGGCTCCTACGGGATGTTTGCAAAGAACGCGTCTGGCAAGAGCTCTGCGATAGAGGCTCTGGTGTACTGCCTCTTTGACAAGTCCTCCAAGACAAACAAGGCCGGGATGGTGATGAACAACCGCAGCAGGGAGTTCGACTGCCGATTCGACTTCGAGCTCAACGAGAGGGTGTACACAATAGAGAGACGGGCGTCGTTCCGGTCGAACACCGACAGCGTGAAGCAGGACGTGAGCTTCTACTACACGGAGAAGGACGGCACGGTCGTGTCGCTTAACGGAAAGGACAGGGCGGACACGAACGCTTCCATACGCTCGGTGATTGGCACGTACGACGATTTCGTGCTCACGAGCATGTCCATGCAGAACAACAACACGGGGTTCATCGACATGGGGCAGACCGAGAGGAAGGACCTCCTGTCCCAGTTCCTGGACATAAAGGTGTTCGAGGACCTGAACAAGGTGGCCAGCGAGGACATAAAAGAATACTCTGCCTTGATAAAAGAGTACAAGAAGCACGACCATTTCACGAAGCTGAAGGAGCTTGAGGTGAACCTGAAGTCGTATTCCGTAGAGTACAGGGAGCTCGAGGAGCGGAAAGGCCTGCTAGAAAAGCAGGTGGACGAGAGCGTTGCTGCATATGTGAAGGTCAGCACAAAGCTGATCCCGGTGGACTCAGACATACTGGACATAGACAAGCTGAACCAGCAGAAAAAGCTCACGGAGGACGCGATACAGAAGCTGACCGAGAGGCAGAAAGCCGCGCAGGAAGCCGTAAAGAAGGTAGAGATGGAGCTCAAGAGAGCGGAAGATGCGGCTCAAAAAACGGACAAGGCAAGCTACAACTCTGCAAAGACCGAGCTCAAAGAGGCAACGGACAGGGCAGCAAAGCTGACGACCGAGCTGAACGCACTGAAGTATGACGTCACCCAGAAGCTGGAGAAGATGAAGAAGCTGGAGGACCTAAAGTACGATCCGAACTGCAAGTACTGCATGGACAACGTGTTCGTCAAGGACGCGATAGCCACGAGGGACTCGATAGAAACCGACAAGGAGAACGCAAAGCGCGCAGCTACAGACCTGGCCAGGCTCCAAGACAGGATAAAAGAGCTGGACGGCTCTGTGAGGTCATACGAGGCGATTCAGGGCGGCCTGGACAAGATCAAGGGAGAAATGCTACGGGCAGAGGCAGACCTCAGCAGGATCGACCTGGACATGCACAAAGGTCAATCTGCGTTGGAGGACGTGGACAGGAAGATCGGACTGTACACGGAGAAGCAGGCCGCTATAGAGTCCAACAAGAAAACAAAGAAGGAACTGGACGAGATGCAGCAGGCGTCGGCAGCAAAGAAGGCAGAGCTTGCCAAGACGGTGGCAGACATCATGACCTGCAATGCTAATATACAGCTTGCAGAATCAGAGATGCAGGCGGCAAACAAGAGCATAGAGAGCCTGAAGGTATTGGAGGAGAAGTACAAGTACTACGAGCACTACCTGGCTGCAACGGGCAGGGACGGCCTGCCGTACAACCTGATAAGCACGGTCATACCGAAGATCCAAACGGAGATAAACAACATACTGGCACAGATAGTGGAATTCACGGTGTCCATGGAGTCGGACGGGAAGAACATAAACGCCTTCATAGTGTACGACGAGACAAAGAAGTGGCCGATAGAGCTGGCCAGCGGCATGGAAAAGTTCATATCGTCCCTGGCGATACGGTCCGCACTGATAAGCATGACGTCACTTCCGAGGCCAAACTTCCTGGTTATAGACGAGGGCTGGGGCGCTCTGGACGGCGAGAACCTGCAGAACGTCTCCGTGCTGATGGACTACCTCAAGACACAGTTCAAGTTTGTAATAATAATATCGCACATAGACTCCATAAAAGACATAGTGGACCATCAGATCTCCGTGGACAAAAAGAAGGACGGATTTTCGAGGGTGGTGCACGGTTAGGATATTTATAGAATATGGAACTGCAAAAAAAGGCTGAAATACTGGTCGACTTCATAAAATTCTGCAAGGATACGATGGGCATAGAGATGCTGCCTAAGATAGAGTTTATGGGCGACAACGCATGGGTCAAACAGAACAGGTCTTTTGGCCAGTACAGGAACGAATCAAAGTCTCTTGTGGTCTACACAAAGAACAGAAACCTGGCGGACATCTGCAGAACACTGGCACACGAGTTAACGCACCACAGGCAAAACGAGATGAATATGCTCGGTCCAGACTCTGGAAAGACCGGGTCGCCGATAGAAAACCAGGCCCACGATGTGGCCGGGATAATAATGAGAGAGTACGGAAAAATACAACCACTGATATACGAATCAAAAGTTACGAAAAATGGCAAAGGAATCAAATCTAAAAAAAGAGTTCTCTAAGAAGGACGTTGCAAGGCTGAGAAACCTGTTGACCGGGAACTCTGGAGACAAGACCCAGGTGCAGACCGGATACGAAAAGAAGACGGAGGATCACAAGGAAGGGGACACCTGGGAGGAGAACGGCAAGACCTGGACCATAAAGAACGGCATAAAGCAGACGGTGACAAAGCTGGATTCTGTTAAAAAATTGCTAAGCCTACCCCTGTGCTGCCCCAAGTGCAAGAAACCAATGAAGTCCCACGATCTTAACAAGAAGATGTACGCGATCCACCAGATGTGTTTTGACTGTGTGGTTGATATGGAGCACGAGATAAAGAAAGCGGGCAAGTGGGAGGAGTACGAAAGGGGGATCATGAACGCAAACAAAAACGCAACCCTAGAGGATATAGAAAAGGCAATTGATCACTGGTTTGAAATGCAAGATGAGTCCTTTGTATCAGAGAACGGGGAGATAGAAAGCTGGAAGGGCGGAGACAAATCAAAGGTGTACGACCAGATCAAAGAGAATTTACAAAAGATCAAAGCTATAGAAATCTAGTATATTTATAGAAAATGACAAAACTTGTAGATTTATTAAGAGAGTGGTATTTAGAAGGGCATATAGAATCAGAATTATTAGAAGAGAAATATACTGAGTTATCTGAGTTAAAAATAGATAAAAATTCTATTTACAATTATAAAGAAACTCAATATAAATCTGCAGAATTAACTGGAGAATATAAAGCGTGGGAATTTGAAGATAGATGTGGAAATACTATAGTAGTAACATATCTCATAGGAGTTAAAGAATTTAAAAGTGGATATAAAGTGCACGGCGAAGATTCTCCTTTGATATTTGATCCTAAATCTTTAGAAGATCAAACTTTAGTTAAACCTTGTTCTGATGATAGAAAAGTTAATACTGTATATAAGATATTAGTAGATGAAGTAATTCCAAAGTATCTTTTAAATAAAAAACCAAATAGGATAATATTCAATCCAGTTTCTAAATCAAGAGAAAGATTAGTCAGTATACTTATTAATAAAGCTATACAACAATATCCAGAATTAACAAAGAAAGATAACTATATAATATACATCTAATGCCTGCAAAATCAAAAGCACAGCAAAAACTGATGGGAATGGTACATGCCGCCCAGTCAGGTCAGATAAAATCACCATCCGAAAAGGTGCAAAAACTCGCAAAATCTATGACAAAGAAATCGGCCGCAGACTACGCGTCTACCAAGCACAAGGGGCTGCCAAAGAAGGTAAAAAAGAAGCCCATGAAAGAAAACATGGACTACGAAAACAAGGTTGGACAGCTCCACATGGTGCAAAAGCCTTACTCTGGGTGTAACATGGCAAGCCTGGTTTACGAGGTGGATCCAATAACCGGAATCCAAAAGCACGGCGTGGATGCCCAAACGGTGCACGGTGTGTATCCAACCCAGGAGGAAGCCCAAAAAGTGGCAGAAAAGCTGTACAACGAGCACATGAGCGAGATGAAAAAGCTTGAAGAAAAGAAAGGCACGGTGTCAAACAAGCTGTCAAAGGCGATCACAACGCTCGAAAAGAAGCACAAAGATCTGATGGGGATGGCAAAAGCAAATCCAAAGGAGGCAGCAAGCCACAAAAGCGCCATATCAGAGATTCAAGCTAAGATACAGGAGCTGATGAGCAAGCTCGAGATGGTTGAGAAGAGCAAAAAGCCTATTGAGACTGAGGAAGAGGAAGAGAAAGAGACTCTGAAGGAGGAAGCAGGCGGATCTTTTGAAGGAAAGCTGAAAGACTACGTGAAGTCTACCTTGAAATTTTCTGACGAGGACGCAAAGCTCAAGTTTTACAAAAACAAGGCAACGCTAGACTACAAAAGAGGAACCAGGATGTCTGACAACGACGTGGAGGCTTTAGAAAAAGAGTTTAAAGTGTTTCCACACTCGGACGAATCCGACGACAGAACAGAATACTACTACTACACGGTGCAGCCAAAGAACATGTCAGAGGCTCAAGGAGCAGACTACGGAAAGTGGGAGTACCTTGCTGACATGGTAGAGGATGCGATGTTTGCATGGCTGGAAGCACACGACTACGAGCTCGGAGACGATACCCAGATAGAGACAGACGCGGAAGAATTGACCTCAAAAATAGTATCAAAGTACATCAACAGCGCATACACAGACCGCTAACATGAACAATATAATAGCAAAATTCATATCGACACTGCTGGCGTCAAGGACGCAGGCGCATATATTTCACTGGCAGGCAGTAGGAGAAGACTCTGGGGCAAAACACCTGGCGCTCGGAGCCTACTACGAAGACATAGTCGGATTAGTGGACTCTCTGGTAGAATCGTACCAGGGCAGGTTCGGTATAATCACAGGGTTCGACGGACCTTCCGTTTTCAGGGAGGACAATGACCCGCTCAAGTACTTCAGGGCACTGAACCAATACGTTGAGATGGCAAAGACAAAGCTGCCACAGGACTCTTACATCCAGAACCAGGTCGATGAAATAGTATCTCTGATAGAAACAACGCTTTACAAATTACAATATCTACACTAATGTGCTGCGATAGAAACAAGATAACACTACATGAATCTGTGAACAAGCTCCTTATATCTGAGGGGCTTGCTTACCATTTGGACAACTCTCTCGATCTGAACGAGAACATCTACCGACCACAGTCGGCAAACTTCATAGCCCTTTTTACCGAGGCAAGAGCTCTCTTTGAAAAGGAGCAGCTGACGCTAAGCGAGGAGGACGCATGGTACCTGACGGAGACGGATCTGGGACTTACCGGAACATACAACGGAATCACGGTGCCGCTGGACTACCCGATGACGGTAGAATTTTTGCTCGAAGCAAAGGCAAAGGCAAAGAAAAAAACGCCAGAGCTAAACAAGCCAAAAAGAGGCGGATCGAAGAAGTTCTACGTATTCGTGAGGAACCCAAAGACCGGAGGCATCAAGAAGGTTAGCTTCGGAGACACCACAGGGCTCAGCGCAAAGATCAACAACCCGGCAGCAAGGAAGAGCTTTGCGGCAAGGCACAAGTGCGCACAGAAAAAGGACAAAACGCAGGCCGGATACTGGGCGTGCAGGCTTCCAAGATACGCAAAGCTTCTGGGATTAAAGAGCAACTTTTCAGGATACTGGTAGACATGAGACCTTACAAAGACGTTTTGACAGACGAAGCCGTGATCAGAGAGTTCGACGAGAGCATTGATCCGATAGAGCTCATGTGGCACAGGGACGGAGAGGACAGGATAGTATCTCCGGTTAATAAGACTGATTGGAAGTTTCAAATAGAAAATCAGCTGCCCAGAGAGATCCAGGGAGAGATATTTATTCCAAAAGGAGTCTGGCACAGGATAATAAAAGGCACCGGCTCGGTTAAAGTAAAGATAATAAAAAAATGATAAAACTAGTAGATCTCTTTAACGAAACCTTCAGCGAGAAGATATATCAGATAGAGGGAAGGCTGATGGCGGACACGACGCAGCGCCCATTATCAGACATACTCTCAGATATGAGGGCGATAGTAGGCGTGACCATTGTGCGCGTCACAAACAACCGCCAGCCGTCTGCGGAGAAACTCAAAAAGTATGTGGTGGACATCAGCATAAAGATAGACCCAGCACCGTTTGAGACGTTCAGCATGGACACGATAAAATCCATAGAAGAGAAAGTTAGGAAGATCCCTGCCGTTCGTAGAGCTGACTTTGGACCAAAAGCGAAACTCGTAAAAGCATAGTCATGTAATAGAGGTAAGGGTTATTAATAAAGGTAGCGCCAAATAAACCCTATCTATATGACTACAACAAGAGTAACAAAAAAATCACAGGCGAAGAAACCCGCAGCACCAAAAGAAGCATCAGAGGTAAAAGCGCCTTCGTTAATGCCGATAAGCTTTAAAGACTTCAGTAAGGATCCAGTAAAAGGAATGCTTTTCCTGGTACTTATCGCAATCGGATATTTATACGTAGACGGAAAAATGAACTACACAGGACAGATCGAAGCACAATCTAAAAAGATAGAGGTGTTAGAAAAAAGAGTAGAGGGGCTAAGCAATCAGCTTAGGAGATCAGATAGTACTTTGGCCGCAGCAGAATCAAAAATCGCAGTTCTTCAACAGTTAGGAAAAATACAATAAAGGATGAAACAAAAGATAATAGCTATAGTATCAGGATTAGCCGTTGTGGGATTTTTGGGAAAGAATCAGATAGCATCTTTTACGAGCAAGCATGTAATCCACACTGATACAGTAGAAGTAGCGGCAACAGAATCATCAATGTCAGTAGATACCATTCTGGAAAAGAGTATGAAGAACATTGTAGCAGCTGGACAGAATGACATGAAAAGCGATTCATTGATAGTTGTAAAAATGGAAAAAACAGTTTCGAAAATAGAAAATCTAAATCATGAAGTCAAAGTACTTAAGAAAGAAAATAGGGAACTTCGCGCTAAGCTTGGTGACACTGATAATGTTGATGGGCACTTCGGCTTACTGCCAATCGCAAACGAAGCACTCCCAGAATGATTCTAACGTGGTGTCCAGAACGTACTCTGTGACTACTACAGCACTTCCAAATCCACCGCAATCAGCTCCGGCAAAAATGGAGGAGAAAAACTCTGTGCAGTACCCTATCACAAAGATATACGACGGCGACACAGTTGTGATCATGACTCTGCAACAAGGCAAAGACATGAACAGGAAGTTTATCATTCTCAGAGACTCGGTTAAAGCACAGAAGAAAAGACTGGACACTTTACATCAGACTAACGACTTTTTGGTCGATTACGTAACTGCAATAAAATATAAGAACTCAGAACTCACAGAAGCAAACAAGGAATTAATTAAGACAAATCAGAGCTTAACAGAGAAGATGTTTGTTTACAAAGACACCATATCTTCTTTGCAAAGACGTGCTGAGCTAGACCAGATAAAATACACTATGGGCAAGTCAGAGTCTGAATTCAAATTGGACTTGTATAAACTTGAGATGCAATCAAAACTTGAGCTATTCAAGTCAGAAATGCAAACAAAAACGGAACTTTTCAACTCACAACTAGAATCTGAAAAAAGAAACAGTACACATAGAGCAAGGCAGTCAGCAATACTTGGTGGTCTCATAGTAGGTGGTGTTGCAATCACCGGGGCCATGTTTATAAGCTGGATGCCGTCAACTTGGTTTAAATAAAAAAAACAAAATAAAACAACATCATCATGGACATCAACAAGTTAAAAGGACACGTTCCGGACTCGGTAATCGCAATGTTACCAGACACAATGGCTAAATTTGAATTAAACACTCCAATGCGTTTAGCACACTTCTTAGCCCAATCAGGTCATGAATCAGGAGGTTTCAAAGCCCTAAATGAGAATCTGAACTACGGAGCAAAAGGTCTTCGCGGTATCTTTAGCAAGTATTTCCCTACAGATGCAAAGGCACTGGAGTACGAAAGAAAGCCTGAGAAGATCGCAAACCTAGTATATGGAGGTCGTATGGGTAACGGTCCTGAGTCTTCTGGAGAAGGTTACAAGTTCAGAGGTCGTGGATACATCCAGTTGACAGGTAAAGACAACTACACGGCGTTTTCTAAAGCGATAAACGAAGACTGCGTGGGTAATCCAGATCTGGTGGCGACCAAATACCCTCTTGCATCAGCAGCTTGGTTCTTCCACAAAAACGGTCTACACAAGATAGCAGACGAAGGAGCAACCACAGAGGTTGTGACCAAGATCACAAAGAGGGTTAACGGCGGGACCATCGGTCTCGAAGATAGGATAAAACACTTCAACGAATACTATTCACTCCTAAAGTAAGGTATTTATACTAAAAAGTTATGCATTTTTTCACAAAACTCCTTCTGAATGGAAAGCGATGGTGATAAAAACTTGGAATCAAACTTTAAAAGAAAACCTGGCAACGCTATGCCTGATGCTGGCGATGTTCTTCAACCCATTTGGCTTCGACATAATCCAGTACTGGCTT